ATGTTTAAACCGGAACTCCTTTCCCCGGCGGGAACGCTGAAAAATATGCGTTACGCTTTCGCTTATGGCGCAGATGCTGTTTATGCGGGCCAGCCGCGTTACTCCCTGCGTGTGCGCAACAACGAATTCAACCACGAAAATCTTCAGCTCGGCATCAATGAAGCCCACGCGCTGGGGAAAAAGTTTTATGTCGTGGTCAACATTGCACCGCACAACGCCAAGCTGAAAACCTTTATCCGTGACCTGAAACCGGTGGTGGAAATGGGGCCGGATGCGCTGATTATGTCCGATCCAGGGCTGATTATGCTGGTGCGTGAGCACTTCCCTGAAATGCCGATCCACCTCTCGGTGCAGGCTAACGCCGTAAACTGGGCGACGGTGAAATTCTGGCAGCAAATGGGCCTGACCCGCGTGATCCTCTCTCGCGAGCTGTCGCTGGAAGAGATTGAAGAGATCCGTAATCAGGTGCCGGATATGGAGATCGAGATCTTCGTTCACGGCGCACTGTGCATGGCCTACTCCGGTCGCTGCCTGCTCTCTGGCTATATCAACAAGCGCGACCCGAACCAGGGTACCTGCACCAACGCCTGCCGCTGGGAGTACAACGTCCAGGAAGGGAAAGAAGATGAAGTTGGCAACATCGTACACAAGTACGAGCCGATTCCGGTGCAAAATGTTGAGCCGACGCTGGGTATCGGCGCGCCAACCGACAAAGTGTTTATGATCGAAGAGGCCCAGCGTCCGGGCGAGTATATGACCGCGTTTGAAGATGAGCACGGCACTTACATCATGAACTCGAAAGATCTGCGCGCCATCGCCCATGTAGAACGCCTGACCAAAATGGGCGTGCATTCGCTGAAAATCGAAGGCCGTACTAAATCTTTCTACTATTGCGCACGCACCGCACAGGTTTATCGTAAAGCTATCGATGATGCCGCTGCGGGCAAGCCGTTCGATACCAGCCTGCTGGAAACTCTGGAAGGTCTGGCGCATCGTGGCTATACCGAAGGTTTCCTGCGTCGTCATACTCACGACGATTATCAGAACTACGAATACGGTTATTCGGTTTCTGACCGCCAGCAGTTTGTTGGTGAGTTTACCGGTGAGCGCAAGGGGGACCTCGCGGCAGTAGCGGTGAAAAATAAATTCTCCGTTGGCGACAGCCTTGAGCTGATGACGCCGCAAGGCAACATTAACTTTACCCTTGAGCACATGGAAAACGCCAAAGGTGAAGCGATGCCGGTCGCACCAGGCGATGGTTATACTGTGTGGCTCCCGGTCCCGCAGGATCTTGAGCTCAATTACGCTCTGCTGATGCGTAATTTCTCCGGGGAAACCACGCGTAACCCACACGGTAAGTGATTAATTTCGATTATTTTTCCCGGATGGAAAATTCTTAGAAACCGATCACATACAGCTGCATTTATTAAGGTTATCATCCGTTTCGCTGAAAAACATAACCCATAAAATGCTAGCTGTACCAGGAACCACCTCCTTAGCCTGTGTAATCTCCCTTACACGGGCTTATTTTTTACGCGTAATACAATGAAATAAAAGGATTTATTTCTGGTCACGTCCACACATTGACCACATCGACAAAAAAGCCCCTCGACTGAGGGGCTTCCTGTTTGTAATTACATCCACATAATTTGCTGCCCTGACGGCAACGGGTGCGGTCTTACGGCGTGGACTTCTCCCGGCTTCACGATGTATCGCTGTACCGACTCATAAGTGATGAACGTGGCGCTGCAATTCACGTTCTGACACTGGTGATAACGCTCTTTTGTCGTGTCAGTGATATAGCGGCTTGTACGCGCATGTGCGGCATGCTGGCATAAAGGACAATGAAACATCGCGAGCACCTCTTCCGGTTTTGTTGATGGTGCCATTTTAGTTAATTTATCCTTATAAAACAAACAGATAAAATAAAAACATTACTCATCATCTTCGGTTTCGTACTCCACATCAGAAAGCCTGACCTCAAGCTCTAAGGACGTCGTGAAGCCGCTATTATTCAGAAAATGTGTCACCTTAGTGATTGTCCAGTCCTGCTCGTCTATGACGCGCTTAAAGCCTGACACTCTGACCGGTGTTTCCGTGTAAATATCAGCACGACCAGTGGCAAGGCTGATGGAGAACTCCGCAACACCCCGTTGCAGCTTATCCCACTTCGCCTGAGCGGCGCGCATGGCCTGCGCTTTCGTGGCATATACCGTGGTCAGGGCAAAAACGTTGTCAGCCTCACCGGCCATGTATTCACCTTCGCGCGCTTCCGGTACTTTTGGCGCTTTCTTCTGCGTGACTGGTTTCGCTTTCGGGTGCTCCAGTGCGCGCAGGTGTTTTTCTTTCTTTTTGCGTTTCAGTTTTACCTTCTGCTTTTGCGGCTTCGGGTCTTTGGTGTGAAGCCACTTTGCCGTTACGCCGGTATAGGCTCCACGGTCAGCAATCGCAAAATGATGACGGTCGCCGTCGCTGCGGGTGATGGTGACCTGCGGGATTTTTTTACCGCTGGCCGTCACCCCCTGCCCCGCTTTGAGAAACAGCAGTTTTCCCATTTTTACCGACACCTCACCGCCGTTGCGTTCTGCAAGACGGGTCAGAAATTTCGCATCAGACTCCTGCGACTGGTCGATGTGCGGGATTTTAATTCCGGCCAGTGACGGAGCGACACTGGCTTCCAGCCTGTTACGGGAGGCTATCGCCTCAACAATCGCACCGAGCGTGGTGTCATGCCATGAGCCTTCACGGCGGGAATTGAGCGTCCCGCGAAAATCTGCACTCCGGGCGCGGATGGTGACCACATCCGGTGCGCCCCGGTGTTCAACCTCATCAACGGTAAATTTCCCTTTGCATACCAGGGCAAAACCTTTCCAGCCGATATACACCGTCAGGACAGCGCCACGAATCGGTAGTCCGACCTGCCCGTCGGCATCGTTCAGTTCAATATCAAGCTGGTCAGCCTCAAAGCCCCGGTTATCCGTCAGGGTCATGCTCATCAGACGGTCGCTGATATTGCCGGTAATATCCCTGCTGTCGAGCATCAGCATGTAATCCGGCGTCAGCGTACTGCCTGCCTCAAATGTCAGCGCATCCAGCATTATCCCGCCCCCGTCATACCCGTGAATCTGGTCGCCATACTGCCAGCCTTACCGATGAGCGATTCTGCCTGTTTACCGATATCGCCATAAAGCGCGGCCAGTGACTCATCAACGCGGGTGAGCGACAGCGTAAAATCAATTTTCCGTGGTGTGCCGTCTGCAAAGAAAATACTCCCTGTTTCACTCACCCTGCCGATGACATACATGCCGTAAATCATGCCGGTGCCATCCAGCAACGGCCACGCCCGGCCTTCCTCTGCCATCAGTGTGAGCGTGGTCATCGTCAGCTTGCCGCCGGTCAGTTCGGGATAAAGCACACCGGCAAGCGTGATGTTTTCCTCACCCACACCGAGAAACTGAAAGGCATCCCGTTTACCGATACGGGAATTTGACGGCCAGCGATAATCTGATTCACGCTGCATGGTCTGGTGTGGCAGCGTCTGGCGCATAAAAACAAACATACCTAACGCGAGCATCATTTTTCGTCACCTCCTTAACCGTCATGCATCATGCTGGCACGGGCGCGCGCACGTTTATCCCGTTCGTATTTTTCGAGCGCATCCTGTAACTGGCGGTCGAGCTGTGTCCCCGGCGCAGTACCACCCGTCAGGCTGATGTGATATTCGTTTTTACTCTGGTCCACATAAGAGCGGCCAGCCGGTGCCGTGACCGGCTGATAAGCCTGATAACCTGCATAAGAGCTGGTCGCCAGAATATAACCACCGCTGCCATACGTGGCGGCTTGAGTTCTGGCGGCGGTCTGGTCAAGTGTGTCTGACTCTTTGTTGATAACACCGAGTTTTTCCAGTACCCAGTCAATACCACTGCGCAGTTTGTTGAACGCATTAAGCGGCAGCATCAGCGCGTCAGCCAGTGCCTGCCCGAACATGACGCCCGTGTCACGGCAACGGTTCAGGGTGTCCTGGGTGGCTTTGACCGGGGCAATCAGGTTTTTAAACCACTGCCACGCGGCCTGTAACTTTTCACCCAGCCAGTCAAACACCGGTTTAAGTGGCGTGAACAGTTCCCCCACCGGCGCAAATGCCGCTTTCAGCCCTTCCACCACACCGCCAAAGAATGCGCTGACAGGCTCCCAGTATTTACGGATAAGCAACGCCCCGGCGACAATGGCGGCCACCACGGCCACAACCGGCCAGCTAATCGCCCCGATGGCGGTTATAACAGCACTGCCAACCGTCGTGAAGATTGCCCCCATTGCGCCTGCTGCCGCGATGATGGCATTGATGCCGGTGATAACCGGCCAGGCTACGAGGCCAATGGCACCTATGACACCAATCAGTGCCAGTGCACCACCGACAATGATGCCGATGGTTGACGCCAGTGATTTGTTTTTCTGGATCCAGCCGTCGAGTTTTAACACATACTTTGTGGCCGTCTGCGTGAGATTACGCAGTGCGCCTTCCTGCTGGTCAAACAGGTCAGTCCCCACCGCCTCATAAGCGGACTGAAACTCCTTAAAGTCACCGCCGAGGTTGTCCTGCATGATATTTACCAGCTCTGCGGTCTTCCCGTCTGAGGCTTTAAACGCAGCGGTCAGTTTGTCCAGCTTTCCGGTTGAGGCGGCAGTCATCAGCACAGCGGCGGCTGAGCTGGCCTCCTCCCCGAAAATGGTTTTCATGTATTCAGCCTGCTGGGCAGTACCGAGCCGGTTTTTCTCAAAACTGGCCTGCATTTCTTTCAGAATGGTAAATATTGGCCGGGTGTTTCCCTTGCTGTCTGAGGTTTTCACTCCAAGCTCTTTGAGTGCATCCCATGCTTTTCCCGTCGGTGCCTGCAGGCGGCTTAACACGGCACGGCTTCCCGTCCCCGCCATTGAGCCTGTGATTTTTGCATCATGCAGCGCCCCGACCATTGCGGCGGTTTCTTCAATGCTGACACCGGCATTTTTTGCCACAGGTGCGGCATAGGTCAGCGCATCGCTCATGCCGTCAAAATCGGCGGCGGTTTTGTTCATCGTCATGGAGAGAACATCCCCGATATGAGCGACCTTATCGTTTGAAAGCTGAAAGGCGGATTTCATCCCCATCAGCAGGGCGGCGTTTTCTTCCATCGTGCGGCGGTTCGCCAGCGCCATATTCAGCGTGACCGGCGTTGCCGCCTGAATGGCATCAACATCCCCACCCGCTTTCGCGATGATTATCTGTGCACCGGCCGCATCATCCGCCGAAGCGGCGGTATTGTCGCCGAGCTGGCGCGCCTGTTTGCGTAGTGCGGTCATTTCGGCGGAGTCTTTTGCCACTCCGAGCACGGCCTGCAATTCTGAGTTTTTCTGCGCAAACTCATAACCGGGCATCAGCAACTTAACTCCGGCCATCGTTCCCGCCGCCGCAATCCCCACACCGGCAGCGCCTACTGAGGCCATATTTCCGGCCAGCTCCTTTCCGGCCTGATAACGCTGTTTGACTGCGTTAAGTTTTGCCTGTTGCGCACTGACACGCGCCAGCGCGTCACGCTGCCGGTTAAGCTGCGCGGTGGTTTCACTGATACGGTTTTTCAGCCCCTGCTCATCATGTGCAAGATTGCGGGTATTAATTCCCACAGCAGCCAGTTCCCGCTGCTGGCGTTTAACGGAATCCGTCAGGCGGTTATATTTCGCCTGTAAGTCCTCCGCTGCTCGCTTTGCGGATTCCAGCACTTTCGCCTGAGCACGGGTCGGACGCTCGGTGTTTTTAAACTGTGTGGCAAGGGCTTCGGCCTCCTGCCGTGCCTTTTCAAGTGCATGACCAGTCACGGCGAGCTGTGCACTGGTCTTGTGGAATCCCTCAATACGGGATGCCTGACCGTTCAGCTCGCGCAGTGATTTTTGTGTTTCCCGGATATCACCCGACAGCGACCTGCTCGCTGTACGGATGGATTTAAACGGGCGGGATGCCTGGTCAACAGCCCTGAGCAATACCTGTAATTTTACATTGTCACTCATTCGTGTTTCCGCTTCGCCGGAGCGCCTTTTCGCGCCATGTGATGAGTTCGGTCAGGCTCATGGGATACAGTTCTGATGGCGGCCAGTGAAATATCACTGCCACATCCGCCATCAGGTCATCGACCGAGAAATTTTTCGGGAACGTCACTGCACCGAGTTCGGCGACAAAAAACCGACCACCTTACCGGCCAGCGCCACAAGGTCAGGCAGTTCCAGCGCGGCGACCTCCTGCTCGGTCAGCATTGGTGCCGTCATGCGCGGCAGCACCTTAATCAGCGCATCGACTTCGGAGTTTGCGACCGCAGCCAGACTGACACCGCGCAGCGTCCCGGCATTGGGTTTCATCAGCGTGACCTGTTCGATAACCTGCTCACCACGCTTGACCGGATTGTCCAGGGTAATCACATTTTCTTTGTTCATGGTTTTCTCACTTCTGAATCGGGGTTAACCGGTCAGCCTGGCTGACCGGATGAAAATCACAGGCCGATATTGCGGCGGTGTTGCTCCAGCCGGTCGACGCCGTTCACCTTCTCAATCATGTTAATGGTGTCGATTTCGACCAGCTCCTTACCGTCCATCGTCAGCCGGAAATAGGTGCAGACCACGGAGATTTTCGACTCGGTGTCTTCTCCCTGTTTACCCTCGCCGGTGTCGATTTCTTTCTGACGGCCACGCATGACCACCTCGACGGCCACCGTTTCGCCGGTATCGTCGCGCTGGTAAGAGCCAGCAAAACGAATCGGTACGGCATCCACACCGGTTGCGGCGTAAAGCTCCCAGATAACCGAATCCGGGAAGCCCCCGAGCGACCACTCCATTGACAGCGCATCGTCATCAAGGCCGAGGTCTACCGGTGCGCTGCCGTTCATCCCCGCACCGCGATAGTTTTCGAGCTTACGGGTCAGTTTTGGCAGCGTGACGGACTTTGCAACGCCCTGATAGCTGTAGCCGTTCAGAAAGACGTTCATTAACTTGAGTTTGCGCGGCATTGCCATCGGTCAGGCTCCTTAATTGCTGTTAACCGAGGTGACCAGATTTGCCAGGTATTTATCGGTAATACGCTGGCGCAGGGTCAGGTTTTCGAGAGGAGGCACCGGTGTATAGTCGTAGTCGATATACAGTTTTCCGGCCTTGAGGGTTTCCGCATCGTTGGATTCTTCGCTGAACCAGCATGAGCCATCCACGATATAGCCGTTTGTTTTCAGCTCACGGAATTTGGCATTGATGCCGTCAACGATGTCGCGAATCAGCGTTGCGGTGATGGGCTTGTCCACCGCCCACATGTGCGCCTCAGCCATCGTGTCGGCCAGCACCTGCGCGGTGCGGGTGTAGTTTTCAAAGAGGAACAGCGGGTCATCAGAGCAGGTACGGTTACCCCAGAAGCGGAAACCGTCACGGCGAATCAGCGTTGTGACACCTGACTCATTCAACAGGTCAGCATCGGTGCCGGACTCCTGCAAATCCCAGAATACAGAGGCACTGATGCCGGTAACACCGTTTACCCCGACGTTGGACAGCGTTTTATGCCAGCCCTGCTCCTGGTCGATTCTGGCACGCAGACCCAGCGCACGGGCGGTGGCATACGCGGTGGCGGTGGTACTGGTGACCGTATCCCATGCGAGGAAATCCGGCCAGATAACCATCAGTTCACGCTGGCTGAAATTCTGGCGGTAGGCTTTCACCTCGGAAATGGTTTTACAGCCCCATGCGCTGATATACCCGAAAGCGCGCAGCTTCTGACAGACTGATGCCAGTGCAACAGCCACCTCTTTGGTGTCCAGTCCCGGCACGCCGAGAATACGCGGTTTAACACCAGTTACCGACTCCGCCGCCAGCAGGGCTTTCAGTCCGGTGTACTGACCGTTTTCGTCGGTGGTGCCGATGATATTGGAAACGGTCTGCGCGAGTTTCGTTTCCTCGTCGTCGCCGGTGCCGTCTTCCACACGCACAACAACGGTGACCGGTTTTGACTGGTCGGCGATAGCCTGCAACGACGCCGCCAGCGTGCCTTTTTTACCGGCCTTTGCAATTGCACTCTGCACATTGGTAATCAGCACCGGTTTATTGAGGGGGAAGATTTCCGCATCCGCATCGCTGGCCGTGCAGACCATGCCAACAATGGCGGTGGATACGGTGGAAATGACGCGGGTGCCGTCGTTAATCTCCAGCACCTGCACGCCGTGATGATAGTCACTCATCCGTTTAACTCCGTGGTTAATGGGTGCAACTATTTTCTGTTGGGCAGTGCATGAGACGCTATTTGACCTGGCTGGTCAGTGGATGAAACAACAGATAAAGAAAAGGCAGGCAATTCGCCCGCCTGTCCTGATTTGTACTCACTCATTTTCCGACTGACAATTTACATAGCCAAAACGCTATCAAATCTGACAGTCTGCTTTGAACAAGAAGCGGACATTTGCCTGTCAGGGTATATGCCGCTCTGCGGTTATTATCCAGAATCAATAATTCATCTGAGTTGGATTACATATAAAACATAGTTACCCCATGAATAACCATTAGCAGATTATCAATTATGTAAATCTTTTGTTTTATGTTCTTTAGCGTATTGTGACAACAAATGGCTATAGCGTTTAAGCAAAATATTAGAAAGATTAAGCTCATTCATGAAGTGTTCTTCTAATAAGTAACCATCAATATCAACTTTAATATCATTACCACTTTTCATCTTCTGTAACGTAGATTTTACACGCTCCAGCAGGATGCTTTGCTCATGGTAATAGTCCATAAGAAGAGTAACATCCTCTTTATCAAGCTTACTTAATTCGCTGAAGTAGGATTTAAACACTTTATCAGTCTGGTTTAATGCAATCTGTAAGCGAGGCCCCCCTAATGATTTGACATTAATGGCAAAAGGCTCGCCAACAAAATGCTCCGAATTTTCGTCAAAGCCAATATGTCTCGTTTTATCAAGAAAAGTGAGAGCGCGATGGTTATTAGCGATTTCATATGCAAACATTGTTCTGATACTGTCCCTCTCAGCCTCCATGCTTATATCATCACGATGATTTGTATAAAATATATTTCCAACAAAGAGAACCATAGCAAGAATCACTGAACTTGCCTCCCAGTTAATATTTTTTAATCGTCGCTTAGTAAACATACCGCACCTTAATTATCAAAAATATTCCTTCAGTGTTATCTGGTTAGCCTAAACCAAGTCATTAAAGTCCGCAGGATATCATATACATAAAATGTATTGTTTAGAATTTGCACTAATAAAATAATGCTTTACTAAAATCTACTCCAGACACAGAGCGGCCTGTCAGATTAGGCTTTACTCTGTGCCATAGATATGTAATCTCACACCAGAGCTTATACAACTTATTGCGGCATTTCCGGCCATTCAGGATTTGCAGGATCCACACGGCTGACCAGAACGCTGTAGCGTTCCCATGCTTCCAGTCGGCTGCGTTCCTCATCTGTTGCCATATTCAGCCTGACAGCGCGCTCCAGCGGCACAATCACGGATTCTGCTTCGGAAAGCAAAGTTGCCTTTTGTGATTCTGCCAGTTGCTGCTGTTCGTCTGCCGTATAAATCCGCTTAATCACGGCACCATCCTTAAACATCCATTTACCTGAGTCATCAGCACGTCGGTTGGCAGTAATATCAGGAACCTCGACAACGCTAAAACCTTCAGGGTTAAGCGTTGAAGCATCTCGGGTGATGCCGACAATTATATTATTCTCGTCGTAAACAATCTTTATCGTCTCTTCCTGAAAATTACTTACTTCCTCATACCAGTTTTTTCCCTCTTCGGACCATAACCAGATAACATCAAAATTTTTTGTCAGTTGATATTGGGCAACAGTTTTTGGATTACCCGCAGTAATATTTTTTAAATGCTGCATAAATTACACCTGTGCGACGTTATACCATGTGCCATTGATGTATTTTTGTATTGGTCTGAATACTGCGGGGTCATCACCATCGACTTCACCGACAATACCAAGCCCTGTAATTACGTGCCCTGCTTTCTCATACATCACTCCTTTCTGCATGGTCTGAACAACACGAGTGCCCAGGCGAATATCCCGGACATAGCGAGAATCTGATTCAGCTTTGGTGTATGCACCAACATCTCCCGCTGATGGTTTTCGTGTTGTGGTATAGAAATCAGACCAGCCAGATTCAAAACCATAACCATCACGGGCTGACCTGTAAGATATACCGCCATTTTTATAATTCACACGAAACTGTACAGCCGGGCAGCTACCAGCATTTATATTAAAGTGAAGAATTAATGCAGATGCTCCCCCAATCAGAGCGTTGTATGCGCCACTGTCCCAATTCCATCCCACGGCTGTATCACCATTAACCGTATTACCTGTCTGCCGAAGTGCAAATGCACCGACATTTCTGGCATTAAGGGTAATATCTCCAGAACCATCAAAGGCAACACCTGCTATTTTCCTCGGTGTTTCGAGTTTTGAGGCTGTTGCAGCATTTCCTGAAAGGTTGGAAATAAATGGATGTGAGCAGTAATAACCGCGCCCATTTTTAAAATCCAGAATAGCCTGTGCGTTCGTGCTTTCTGTAGCGGGATTAGTTGCCCCCCACTTATATGTCGTTTTACCGACGACATAATCCTCTGTCGGAACAATAACCGTTAGCCCTTCCTCTGCAAGAATTTGCACAGGGAAAGCTCTGGCTTCAACATAAAAAACACTACATACATCATCATCTTTCAGGCTTGTAACAATGGAATGGATTGAACGCTCATTGGTCTGATACGTCCAGAAATAACCTGCCGCATATGAACCACGATCGGTCCAGCCTCCGGGCATAACCATGCCATTAAACTCGCAGTTATTCATTACATAATCGCCGTTATAACAACCAGTTGAAATAACGACGCGGGATGCCATTTCTCCTGAAAGGCTGGCAGCACGGCGAAAGATAACGGGATACCACTTCCCGGCAACGACATTTGCAGGGGCGGCAAACGAATACTTTCGCATTCCCTTTTTCTTATCCACTTCACCTTTGCTGTAAACATTAATGTTACTCAGGAAGCGTCCTTTATCAGGAATATCCGCACCGTTCTGATCTTTCTGGAGACGTTTTTCAGCATTGTCATAGGCAGACTTCACCGCTTTTGGTGTTGCAGCCAGCGTTTCAGAATCACTGTTGGTGGCGCTACTGAGCTGGACAAGACCTTTTCGCGCTGTGGTGGCATCCTGTGCAGTGTATTTCCCGTTAGCAAGGTCATACGCTGTCTTAACCGCCTTTGGCGTTGCCGCAAGCGTTTCAGAATCGCTGTTGGTGGCGCTACTGAGCTGGACAAGGCCTTTTCGCGCGGTGGTGGCGTCCTGTGCAGTGTATTTCCCGTTAGCAAGGTCATATGCTGCTTTTACCGCTTTTGGTGTTGCGGCGAGCGTTTCAGACGTGCTGTTGGTGGCACTACTGAGCTGGACAAGGCCTTTTCGCGCTGTGGTGGCGTCCTGTGCAGTGTATTTCCCGTTAGCAAGGTCATATGCTGCTTTTACCGCTTTTGGTGTTGCGGCGAGTGTTTCAGACGTGCTGTTGGTCGCACTGCTTAACTGAGTAAAACCTTTGGCGGTCAGCGAGGCGTCCGGGTGACGTCGTGACTGTTCATGTTCTGCAATTTTGTCATCAACGTAATCCTGCGTTGCCATCACCGTTGTGGTGTCAATGGTCAGCGCCACTGAGGCCACACTGCTGACGATGATGACCATGCGGCAGGTCTGCGAACGCCCTGAGCCTTCGGCAAGAGCTGGCTTATAACTTTCAGCCATGTTCGCCACGGCAATTAACGTTCCAGCATCATCGTACAGGCCAAGCTCACGCATCCAGAAACCGCCCACCTCCGGCGGAATAACCAGCTCTGCGATAATATAATTACTGTTTCGTTTGTCCTGGCTGATTTTGTTCAGCGCATGTCGCCAGACTTCGTGGATAAGCCCGGTCTGTCCGGCATCCGGGACAGGCAATTTACCACCGCCATCCCCGACGGCCATCGTGGTAATGTTGACCTTCCGCCCTCCCGGTGCGGTTGCCGCTGCCAGCTTTGCTGCACCGGCAGTGGTGATAACGGTTTTGAATTTTGTGCTCATTATTCCTCACTTATCCGGGGTAAACCGTAATTACATCGCCGTCGTAAGCCACACCACCGGCGAACAGGTAGCCGGGAATGTCCCGGGAAATGTTCAGGCCAATAAGGTGACGGCTTGCAGGTTTGGCATCAGCAATCAGCCGTTCCATTTCCTGATACATTGCCTCTGTGATGCCACTTTCCAGTACACCAATATCAAGCCGGAAGGTGCCGGGCGGGTCACTGTTTTCCCACCACTCCGTCACGTTGATGAGATAGCCCAGCGGCTCCACCACACGCCGGATTGCACCTATCGTGCCCTTATGACAGTGGATGAAATAGGCATCGCGAATAACGGCGCGTTTTGTCGCTTCCGGCCACTTTTCATCCCACCTGTCAACCGAAAACGCCCACGCCAGCCACGGCAGCAGATTTGCCGGACAGGTGTCCGGGTTCCAGAGCTCACGAATACTGACCGGCGTTTTTTCAATTTCCGCACAGGCTTTTGCGGCGGCAACTTCAAGCGGTGATGAGCCGGTCGGCAGCAGTCGCGAATCACTCATCCGAGCCTCCGGTCACGACGTGGTATTCGGTGCAGAAAGACGCCTGCGTACTGTTGAGCACGATGTCGGCCAGTGGTGCAGCCAGTTCGACACGCTGCACGCCTTCCACATGCAAGGCGGCATAAATGGCAGACAGACGGATGTCGCGCCCCAGCCGGTGCTGTGCCGTGATGTACGCTTCCAGTTTTTTCACGGCGGCAGCGCGGATGGGTTCGCTTTCGGGACCAGGGTAAAGGTAAAGCGTGGCGTTTATCTGGTATTCAACGATGGCGGCAGACTGCACGGTCACGCGGTCGGCCACCGGCCTGACGTCCTCGCCATTAAGAGCGTTACGCACCACAGCCAGCAGGTCTTCGGATGCGACACCGTTATTTTCACGTGACAGTACGGAGATGGTGACGCAGGCCGGAGACGGACTGGTGACAGAGATATCCGCGACACGCCCGTCGGCACTGCGACCATGATACTGATAGGCTCCCACCGACCCGGCGACGCTTAAGCCCTCAAACGCCTGCTGAATACGCAGACGATAATCGGTGTCAGATTCCATCACTGCCGGTGTCGGCGGGATAGTCGAATCATCTGCCGGAGTGATAATCAGGCGCGTGGTGTTGTAATTGGCACCAATCACATCAAGGTCATTACCGGCGGCACAGGCCAGCATCACCGCCCGTGCGGCCTCATTCACACGCTGACGCCAGATAAGCTCACGATAAGCATTTTCCTCCAGCAGTTTGACGAGAGGCTCGGATTCCAGTGTCAGGGTACCGGCGACCGCCTCCTGCTGATCTTCCGGGTAAAGGGAAATCAGTGTCGCCTTGCGTTCAGCGAGAATGCTTTCAAAATCCAGCTCCTCGACCACATCCGGTGCGGGTAGCTGGTTCAGGTCGATAATCGGCATGGTTTCAACTCACAGGGATGGTTAACGAAAGTGGCTGGCCGGTGTCGTTGTGCTGGCCGGTTAACGTGACCGTCATTCGCCCGTCAAAACTGCGCTCAGTGGTGACGGATGACAGGGTGACGCGGGGTTCCCATTTCAGCACCGCCATGTAACAGGCGACCTTAATCTGCAACTCAAGCGCCGGGGTCTGCGGCTGGTCAATCATTGATGCCAGCAACGAGCCGTAATCACGACGCATCACCCGTGAGCCGACCGGTGTGCGCAGGATATCGCCGATACTCTGGCTGATATGCTCAAGGTCAGTGACAGTCAGGCCATCACTGCGATTCATTCCGAGATAACGCGCTGTCATAGAGGGCTCCCGGTTGTGCCGCCGCTGTCGCCGGGGTGTTTATGGGTATGCAGTACCTTACCGTTTGATGAGAGTTCACCGCCGGTGTGTTCAATGTTGCCGCGCATCGTCCCGCCCTTCTGCACTTCCAGCGTGCCGGTAGTCAGTTTGTTAGTGCAGACCACTTCTGGTGTGTCCAGGGTGACACGGGTTGACGCTTTCACCGTGACCACCGGTACCGTGGCAGTAACAGAATCAGAAGCCGTCACGCTGGCCGTTTTAATTCCGCTTACCGTGAGTGCACTGGTTTCGGGTTCATACTCAATCACCGCCCCGTCAGGGAAACGGATATGCAGGGCATCAGCCGACGCAGACGGCGCAGGGTTATCGCCGGAATAAATCCCCGGCAGAACGAACGCCGTGTCGAGTTCACCGCCCACGGCCAGAATCAGCACCTGTTCCCCCACGGAAGGTGCCCACCATGTGCGCGAACGTCCTGCGCGATGGGTCAGCCACTGAAGCCAGTCGGTGCACATGCCGCCGGTCTGCACGCGGCAGCGACCGGCGTTAAGGTCGGTTTCGACGATAATGCCGGTGCGAATCATGTTGCGCAGTGCGCGCGCGAGTTCCTGAATATTTGCGAGAGTGTTCATGCATGTGAGATTGCACAATATATAAAAGTTATGCTATCTGGATTCATTTGTAGAACTACCAGACAACATTCAAGGAGAGCGTAATGGTCAGCTATAATGTGACTAATGTGTGGGAGCTAATCGTTTTTTTCCTTTGTAGCTTTGCAGTATTAGCATTTTTTAGCTTTGGTAAAAGTAACCTTATGAGGCTTATTGCACATTATTTCAATTTTGGATATTCAGACAAAAAATTAAAAAGACTTGACCGCGAGTGGCGCGACATTCAACTATTTAAAATAATTAACGGAATCAATGTATCAGGCATTGAAAATGTGAGAATGATACAGCAGGGACTGATTGATGGAAAACTAAAAACATCGTATTTTTTCCTTACTCGCATCTGGGGTGACATAACAAAGCCACCACACATAATTAAAACAATAATTGTAATTCTGGCCAGTATTTTTTACATTCTTCTCGCATGTTACATACACAACGAACAATCCGTTATAGTAAGGGATGCCATAGGCATACCATATAAAAACATGATGTACTATGTTTATAGTGACAAAGTTCTTTTATCCTTCAAAAATAAAGCAGTTGAATTTAATAAAACTTATAGCCTTGCCGATTGCAAGAGACTGCAAAACGTATTTATAAAAGACACACTTCCTGAGATCGCCTGCAATAAGCTCTTACAGCTAAACGAGGAGGACTCCGAATGGTTAAGTCAGGAGATTAAAGATAATAACAGTCACAAAAAAGCATTATTAATACTATCCCTCGTCTATTTCACTTCAGGTCTGGTTATATTCCTGTCATATACAAAATTCTTTTACGCCAATAAGAAGGTTTTAGAATACAAAGCATCAAATAAAAATCACTCATAAACCTCTAAACATTGAGCGACCAGCATGGCCGCTCAATGTTTAATTGCGCATCAGCCTCTGCCTGGATAAAACTAACGCTCAAGGTGAGCCAGGATAATCTCTTCAATCATCTGCACATCCTCACAGGTAAAGCCGAGCAGAGGACGCGCCGGATAATCAATTTTCTTACCGTCTTTCCGGGTTTCTTCCGACAGACCGAACTGATGCACACTGGCGATTTTCGGCGACTTCCCGCCGTAAAATTCCATTGATGCCTGTTCCGGGCTGGCGCGGATATGCAAAAAACGACTGGTGATAAGTTTCGCAAACATTTTTCGCTTAACACGACCGGTCTTTTTTCTGGCGCGCTGCTGCTGGCGTGGCGCGTAGGGTGTGCCGTCCGGGGCTTTCTGTGCCATCACCCGGCGCTGCTGACTCTGCCGCAGACGTTTCGCCAGTTCGGTGCTCAGTCGCCGACGCCCTGACGGTGACAGTGATTCAATCAGTCCGGTCAGACGGTCTTCAAAACGCTTAAACTCATTCATCCCACTTGCTCACCAGTTCACCATTGATATAAAGCTCCATCGGGCGGGTGACCGGCTCCGGCGGCGGAGGTTCCGGGATATTTTTCACATGCAGTGCGCCGCCAACCTCACTGACCAGCGTGCGCTCGGTCAGCATCAGGCTGATGCTGATATCAAAGCTGCTGTCATTGTTGATGTCCGCATAAAACGTGAAGCCCTTTTTCTGGCCTTCGTCGGTGGTCATGATGTCGGGCTGATTTTCCCGCAGCCACGCCAGCACCGGCACGATGAGCAGGTCAAAATCACCGGTAAAGTCGGTCACAATCACATTGAGCGTGTAACGCTTTTCGAACGACAGCGACGCCGCCAGCGTGGAGGCAATACTCCCGTTATCCACGAATATCCGCAGCATATCGGGGTTAGTTTTCAGCACCGTGACGGCATCAGTCAGCGCCCTGCGCAGGCTGTCGGGTTTGAGCATCGTTTTCGTCCTGACAGTGTTTAACCATTTTTACCTGGCTGGCACAGCGTGCCAGCGCGTTCTCAAGCTGCCGGATATCGGCACTTAAATCGCCGTTCGTCTCCGGGTCACTGCCCGGCATCGGGCAAAGACTCACTTTCGGACAGGCGTTGGCGACAATCACTGGCGTCAGTGCAGGCGGGGCGCTGGTGCAACCGGCGCACAGCATCAGGCAGGTCAGCACCGTACCAGCGGCGAAAATCTTCGTTTTCATTGAGTAATCTCGTGATGGTTTTCTCGCGCTGTGCTTCACGCTTCGCGGCGTTCTCCAGTTCCTGACGCAGAGCCACCTGCGCCAGCTCGTTTTTGTCTGCCCTGGTGAGCGCAACATGAAGCTGATTTTTCAGCATGGTGATGGTCGCCTGCTGCTCGCTGGCTACGTTGTTTACCCTGTCCAGTGAGGTGCGCAGGCTGGCATTTTTGTGTTTCACCAGAAACAGACCGGCCACCGCCAGCGATAACAACACGACCAGCACAATCATCAGCTTTGACATAGTTCCCGCCCCTCAAGACGCTGACGACAGGCTTTACGTATCAGCCGGAAAAACAGCGACGCCACAAGATAAATCAGCGCGATAAAAATCCACCCGGCAGCGACCAGCGAGATAAACGTCGCCAGAATCGCCCAGGCGGCGACAAAATTGACGGCCACGCTCTGCGGGTAAATCAGGGACAGTGCCAGCATCAGCGCCAGCAACACGTTCAGCATCAGTGAAAGGGATAATTTCTTCATGGTGTTTACTCCGTTTAAGCCGGTACGCCGCCAGCGGTACGCCAGACGGTGACCAGTTTTTCCAGTGAATGCTCACGCTGACCGTAACCGGCACCCGGCAGGGACGCCCAGATATTGCGACAGCGTGAAATGGCGCGCTCAATGCGTCCCGCCCGGATGTCATCCAGTGCACCGCGTTCGCGGATCAACTGAATGGCGAGTCTGTCCTGTGACAACGGACTGAAATCCGGCAGGGCAAGTTGTTTGCGGTAATGCGGCCAGAACAGGTAAAGCTGCTGATAGCGACCGGAGGCCGTGGATTTTTCACCGCGACGGTTAAACACCTTCGCTGGTCGACCATGTGCGAACGGGTGGTCACTGTAGTCGGTAAAAATTTCCGGCTTTCCGTCCAGTCCGGTGACTATCACGTCATAGCCCCGGTTTTTCGTCAGCGGATGGTTCGCCGTCCCTTCGGACACGGCCAGCATGTCGAGAAAGGCGGCGATATTCTGATGCGTGTTAATAACCGGCATTACTGTTTCCCCCTGCCCTTAAAGCGGCGCTGAATGGCAATCTCAATCACCTGATAACCGGCGATACCCAGCATGGAGCCGATGCCGCACACCGCAGGCAGTGACAGGTCAGGAAACTGCACCAGAACAACACCGGCAACCATCGAGACAAAACCACCGAGCAACATGCGCCCGATAAACAGACGCGGGGTGATGGGTTCACCACCGGCAAGCACCTTGCCGACAACAATCAGCACCCCAATCATGAAAAGCGACAGGACGCTTTTTTCTTCTGCTGTCATGCGTTACTCCCACAGATTGACAGTTTCAGCCACGGGCGCGGTCTGAACGTCGGGCAGTTCGACGGCGGTGCCGTGTGGCAGCACCGCACCCAGTTCAGCCAGTCCCGGATTTGCGGCGAGCACGGTCTCAACCACGCCCTCAGTGCGCCCGTAATACCGGACACAAATGGCGTCGAGCGTGTCGCCCTGTAGCGCAAAGGTCTTCATCAGATTTGACTCACGATGCAGCGCGGCTTGTCCTGGATACGCGCCACCGCCCAGCGCATATCCCGCCAAAGTTCATCAATGGTGCTGTCAATGCTGTCAGCCTTCTTGTCGCCTTTCGCACTGGCATCCACGCCGCGATAACGCTCATAAAGCGACGCGGTCGCCATCGCACACACGGCGCGCTCGTAGTAAAAAACTTTGATGCTTTCACCGTCGATGTCGTCCGCCGGAACGTCCGCCAGACGCGTAAAACCGGCGGCAATTTTCTGTTCGCGGTACTCGTACAGCTCCGCATTCGTCTCCGCCATGCCTGACTTGATGGCCTCTCGCAGACGGGCGGGGGCGACGGTCTGCTCAAGGCGCATACGTTCCCGGACGCGCTTCGGGTCGATATCGGGAAAAAAGAACGTGTTTTTAATCACCGGCTCGTCGCCTGCCGGTTGCGGGATGACCACCGTACCCTCACCGGACACGGGAGCCTCCTTTCGCGGAATAATCAGCGTCATCATGACTACCTCTGAAAAGTCGGGCGGTGGACGCCGGTGCAGTGTCAGGTGATTCACCCTCACTGACCGGCGTGCCGCCCTGGCGCGGGGCGCATTCGGTTGTTAACTGGCTTTCTTTTTCGGGCGTCCACGTTTTGCCGGTGTCGCACTCCGGGTCTTACGCGGGGCGCGGGTGACCGCTTTTGGCTCCGGCTTCGGTTTCAGCTCCCGCTCCAGTCGTTCAATCTCTTTTTTGACGCCTGCCTGACAGTCGAGCTGTGTCGCACGTTGCAGGTGTGCCAGCGCACCTGCGGCATCACCACCGTCACGCAGAAACAGACCGGTGATTTTGTGCAGCTTTGCGCGCACTTCATCAGGCATGTCAGCCGTGGCGGTCAGTTCAAGGGTGTCCGTCAGCAGGCGGGTATCCACAGACTCACCGGCAGCGTGAGCGCGCATGGCCGCGAGCGCCACCTCCTCGGTGAACATGTACGGCGGGGTACGGCGGTGTTTACCCGGCATGGTCAGACCGTACTTCAGGGCATAACGGGCAATCTCCAGCGCACCGGCAATATCGCCGGTATCCAGACGCCACAGCATGACTGTCATCAGAATGTCATCCTGTGCGCCTTTGCCCTGCTCCAGCACGCCGTTCACCCACGGCAACCAGAACGGCAGCAGTTCGCGTTTTTTCGCAGCCTTCAGCTCTTTTGAATAAATCGCTTTCAGTGTGCGCTGGTCTGCGGCGAGCTTAACCAGCATCTGCTCATAGACAGTTGCATGTCGCAGCGGGGCGGCTTCCCGCTGCGCGGTCATCGCTGCCGAGACCCGCATCATGTGGCGCTGTGCGGGACTCGTCATCGGTTACGCTCCCGGCTCTGCGGTCGCTTTAGCCGGTGTGGAGAAGTCACCGACCTTAATTTTTTCCACCAGACAACCGGCGGCATAGTCTTCCACCACGTAATCAATGTTCATTGACTCGTAGTTCTCCACGCGGTCGAGTTTCGGGTTTTCCACAATCACGCGGCGATGGCTGTCATCCATGTAGTAGATGGACAGGTTTTCCAGCTTCGTGATGAGCATCGCATCCGCCGGGAAGTACGGGACGCGTACCGCCGGCAGGTTGCCGATGCGTTTCTGGCTGATGATAACGTCAGCGGCCAGCATTTCGCTGTTGTCCTGCTCCTTGTTGACGATGGGGAAATACTTGTCCGCCAGTAGCTGACGCCCCACAATCACCACAAGGTCAGGGTCTTCCTGATACCACGGCTCAATCAGGTTGTTGGTCGCATCCATCACCAGTGCATCGAGGCTGGCATAATCACCGCCCTTACCCACGCGGATGACCTCAGAGGTCGTGTGACCTTCCTCGTCAGTGACCTTGCTCATCACGCGCGCCGGGGCTTCATTGCGGTATTTCTGCAGCCAGCCGACCGCCACATCCTGCAGCATCGGATTGCTGCTGCGGTCAGAGGTTTCGGCACGCTTCACGCCGTTAAAACCGGCCATGATGAAATCAAGGGACTGACGTTTGATAATGGCGTTACGGATACGGAGCTGGAAATCCTGATAACGCGCCCACAGGTCAAGCGTTTTGTAGCGGATATAAAAATCGAAGTTAATCTGGTCGCATTCGTACTTGTTTGACGCCAGCTTCGAGAAGTCCTTCGGCTGACGCTCGGTGCCACCGGCAGTGTCGGTGGTGCTGGCGATGGAGCCGGTGACACCGATACCAATTTTTTCCCCTTTCATTTCGCTGACCGGCACAATGTTGATGCGGGTCAGAAAGTCAGAGGACTCCTGCATGGTGTTCATCAGGGTCTGGGTGACCGAAGGTTCAACGGTGAATTTTTTCGACACATCACCGGCGTCAATGCCGTTCAGTTCGGCAACACGGGACAGGTAGGCATTAAATTTAAAGCGGGTTTCCTGGCGCATAGTTTTTCCTGAAATTAAGGGTTAATCGTGAAGGTTTTCCCGGACTGACTGACGCCGGTCAGCAGTTCGTCATCAGGGCGTCACCGCCACCGCCGGTGGCCTTGCTGCGGCGCTGCTGGGTCAGACTTTCGGTGTGGTCGAGACTGTTTTTCAGGCGGGTGAATGCCTGGCTGGTTTCATCCGCCCTGTCAGTCACCTCCTGCTTAAGTGCGGAAAAGGCGGTTTCCACCTCAGCGAGGCGCTGCTCAGTGGCGCTCAGTTTTTCCTGCACATGTTCAGCAACAGCGGTCACCGCTTCATGCACGTCATTCAGACGGGCGTCATCGCTGGCCTGTTTGCGGCCAAAAATGGATTTCACCTTTTCGGTCAGGGCGGTGAACACGGTTTCAGGCAGGTCTTCAAATTCCAGCTCAACGGGCGTTGCCACTGAAATCAGATTTTCAGGGCTTAATTTGAAGCGGTTCAGAGGGTTGTGTTTTGCCGTGCGGCAGAATTCCAGGTATTCCGTGCCGAGGCTTGCCGGGTCATCGGTGACGGCCAGCCCCACCAGATAACATTTGCCGGTGTTGGCAAAGTTCGGCTGAATTTCCATTGAGGTGTAGACCTTCTGCGCGGCCTTGTTCATCGCGATAAGGTCATCGGTCGGGGTGATTTTCGCAAACAGCGCCCATTTGCCTTTCAGCGCCGAATCATCGTCAATCTTTTCGGCCTTCAGTTCGGTCACATCGCCATAACGCTTAAAAATACCGTCAGGCAGGATGCCGCGCAGATGTTCCAGGTTAATGCGGCAACCATAGACTCGCGGGTCAAAGGTTTCGGCCATTTCCTGAATATCCTGCGCACTGATGACACGCCCGTCACAGGTGTCACCCTCAACGCCGATACGAAAGAATTTTGAGACTTTTTTTGCCATTGTCAGGAGTCCTGAATAGTGATTAGAAGAGTCACATGTCGGCATCAGTTTCCCGACGATGCGCATCCTCCGCCATCAGTCCCGGATGGCTTATCACTGACACAACAGCACTTTAGCGAATCGCGGGGCGCGACTCAGTAGCCTTGCCGTGTATTCATCACGGCGAGGTATTCATGACCATCACCACAGACACCACTCTTTTACACGACCCGCGTCGTCAGGCGGCGCTGCTGTACTGGCAGGGGTTTTCCGTGCCGCAGATTGCCGCCATGTTGCAGATGAAACGCCCGACGGTGCAGAGCTGGAAACAGCGCGACGGCTGGGACAGCGTTGCCCCCATCAGCCGTGTCGAAATGAGTCTGGAAGCGCGGCTGACCCAGCTCATCATCAAACCGCAGAAAACCGGCGGTGACTTCAAGGAAATTGACCTGCTCGGACGCCAGATTGAACGACTGGCACGGGTCAACCGTTACAGTCAGACCGGCAACGAGGCAGACCTTAATCCGAACGTCGCTAACCGCAACAAAGGCGGGCGTCGCAAACCGAAAAAGAATTTTTTCAGTGACGAGGCCATCGAAAAGCTGGAGCAGATTTTCTTTGAGCAGTCTTTCGAATATCAGTTGCACTGGTATCGCGCCGGGCTTGAGCACCGCATCCGCGATATCCTGAAATCCCGCCAGATTGGCGCGACGTTTTATTTTTCCCGCGAGGCGCTGCTGCGCGCCCTGAAAACCGGTCATAACCAGATTTTTCTGTCGGCCAGTAAAACGCAGGCGTATGTGTTCCGCGAATACATCATCGCCTTTGCCCGGCTGGTTGACGTTGACCTGACCGGTGACCCGATTGTCCTGGGCAATAACGGCGCAAAACTGATTTTTCTCGGCACCAACTCCAACACCGCGCAGAGCCATAACGGCGACCTGTACGTCGATGAGATTTTCTGGATCCCGAATTTTCAGGTACTGCGTAAGGTGGCATCAGGTATGGCCTCACAGAGTCACCTGCGCTCGACCTATTTCTCCACCCCGTCCACGCTGGCGCACGACGCCTACCCGTTCTGGTCGGGTGAACTGTTCAACCGGGGACGCGCCAGCGCCGCCGAACGTGTGGAAATCGACGTCAGTCATAACGCCCTTGCCGGTGGTCTTCTCTGTGCGGACGGCCAGTGGCGGCAGATTGTCACCATTGAGGACGCGCTGAAAGGCGGCTGCACGCTGTTCGACATTGAACAGCTCAAACGCGAAAACAGCGCCGATGATTTTAAAAATCTGTTCATGTGTGAATTTGTTGACGACAAGGCGTCGGTGTTCCCGTTCGAGGAGCTGCAACGCTGCATGGTCGACACGCTGGAAGAATGGGAAGACTATGCCCCCTTTGCTGCCAATCCGTTCGGCTCCCGTCCGGTATGGATTGGTTACGACCCGTCACACCGTGGCGACAGCGCCGGATGCGTGGTGCTGGCACCGCCGGTGGTGGCCGGTGGCAAATTCAGAATACTTGAGCGTCATCAGTGGAAAGGCATGGACTTTGCCACTCAGGCTGAATCCATCCGCAAACTCACCGAAAAATACAACGTCGAATACATCGGAATTGATGCCACCGGCCTCGGTGTCGGCGTGTTCCAGCTCGTGCGCTCGTTCTATCCCGCCGCGCGCGACATCCGCTACACGCCGGAAATGAAAACCGCAATGGTGCTCAAGGCCAAAGACGTTATCCGCCGTGGCTGTCTGGAATATGACGTCAGCGCCACCGACATCACCAGCTCGTTTATGGCTATCCGCAAGACCATGACCAGCAGCGGACGCAGCGCCACCTATGAGGCCAGCCGCAGCGAGGAAGCCAGCCACGCCGACCTCGCCTGGGCGACCATGCACGCCCTGTTAAATGAGCCACTCACCGCCGGTATCAGCACCCCGCTGACATCCACCATTCTGGAGTTTTACTGATGAGCAAGAAAAAAGGGAAAACACCGCGACCTGCGGCAAAAACAATCACCGCCAGCGCCCCGAAAATGGAAGCATTCACCTTTGGCGAGCCGGTGCCGGTACTCGACCGCCGTGACATTCTGGATTACGTTGAGTGCATCAGTAACGGCAGATGGTATGAGCCACCGGTCAGCTTTACCGGTCTGGCAAAAAGCCTGCGTGCTGCCGTGCATCACAGCTCCCCGATTTACGTCAAACGCAATATTCTGGCCTCGACATTTATCCCGCATCCGTGGCTTTCCCAGCAGGATTTCAGCCGCTTTGTGCTGGATTTTCTGGTGTTCGGTAATGCGTTTCTGGAAAAGCGTTACAGCACCACCGGTAAGGTCATCAGACTGGAAACCTCACCGGCAAAATATCCCCGCCGTGGCGTGGAAGAGGATGTTTACTGGTGGGTGCCGTCCTTCCATGAGCCGACACCTTTCGCGCCCGGCTCCGTGTTTCACCTGCTGGAGCCGGATATTAATCAGGAGCTGTACGGTCTGCCGGAATATCTCAGCGCCCTTAACTCTGCCTGGCTGAATGAATCAGCCACGCTGTTCCGCCGCAAGTATTACGAAAACGGCGCTCATGCCGGATACATCATGTATGTCACCGATGCCGTGCAGGATCGCAACGATATCGAAATGCTTCGCGAAAACATGGTTAAGTCGAAAGGCCGCAACAACTTTAAAAACCTGTTTCTCTATGCCCCACAGGGGAAAGCCGACGGCATTAAAATTATCCCCCTCAGTGAAGTGGCGACGAAGGACGATTTTTTTAATATCAAAAAAGTCAGCGCCGCAGATCTCCTGGACGCACACCGCATCCCCTTTCAGTTGATGGGCGGTAAGCCGGAGAATGTCGGGTCACTAGGAGATATTGAGAAAGTGGCAAAGGTCTTTGTCCGCAATGAACTCATTCCATTACAGGAGAGAATAAAGTCAATAAATGAATGGTTAGATATGGAAGTCATAAAATTCCTTGATTATAACTTATAAGTAAATATATAAAGTTGGCGGAATGCAATCCCGCCAACTTAACTATATATGCGTATTTTCATGAAAGGAGATCACTCAATAACTTCCATCGAGATCGGGTAATAACATTTGAACAGATCGCTGAATAACATCGATGGAGATCACTTTTGACTCATTTTGTTATTCAGTGATCTCCATCAATGTTATTGGAACTTCACAGGTGTGTTGATCTGTATCTTTTGCCATTCCGGTAAAGGATACCTATGCCAACAGTTCCAATTTCTATGAGAAAACTTAAAGAAATTCTTAGGCTTAAATACGGTGTTGGACTCAGCCATCGACAAATTGGTCGTAGTCTTGCAATCTCCCCTTCCGTTGTATCCAGATATGCTAATCGGGCGGCTCAACTTGGCATAAAGCAGTGGCCCTTACCTACAGGATGGGATGATACAAAACTAAAACATGCGTTCCTTCAGACCCAGGTTAAGATGAAGAAGCACTCTCTGCCTGACTGGGCTACAGTACACCGGGAACTGCGTAATAAATGCGTGACGCTGCAGCTACTCTGGGAAGAATACTGTGAGCGTAATCCAGGCGGTTTTTACAGCTATAACCATTACTGCCGGATGTACCGTGAATGGCTCAAAACCACTTCACCATCAATGCGTCAGGTACATAAAGCTGGCGAAAAACTTTTCGTTGATTACTGTGGACCTACCGTTGGCGTTACCGACCCTGAGACCGGAGAAATAAGAACTGCTCAGGTCATCGTAGCTGTTCTCGGGGCATCAAGTTACACATGGGCAGAGGCCACCTGGTCTCAGCAGCTTGAAGACTGGGTGATGAGTCATGTTCGCTGCTTCCAGTGGTTGGGTGGCGTTCCTGAACTTGTTGTTCCGGACAATCTGAAAAGCGCCACATCCAGGGCATGTAAGTATGATCCTGACGTTAACCCTACCTACCAGCAGATGCTTGAGCATTATAATGTCGCAGTTTTGCCTGCGCGGCCACGTAAACCGAAAGATAAAGCCAAAGCTGAAGTTGGCGTTCAGGTTGTTGAACGCTGGATCATGGCCCGAATCAGGCATGAGATCTTCTACAGCCTTGCATCGCTTAATCAGCGCATTCGGGAGTTGCTGGAAAGACTGAATAACAAAATAATGCAGAAGTTGGGTTATTCACGTGCAGAACTCTTCATCCAGCTTGATAAACCCGCACTGAAGCCTCTTCCTGAAGCCAGTTACAGTTACACCCTGGTGAAGAAAGTCAGAGTTCATGCCGATTACCACGTGGAAATCGACAAACATTACTACTCGGTTCCATGTTCGCTGTTAGGCCAGCAACTGGAAGCATGGATCTCCGGAGAACTGGTAAGACTCTTCAATCAGGGGCAGGAGGTTGCTGTGCACCCGCGCAAGCGTACTTATGGCTACAGTACCCGCAACGAGCACATGCCTGAAGCTCATCGACAGCATGCCACCTGGACGCCAGAGCGTCTTCTGGAATGGGCGGGGCACATAGGCAGTGAAACTCATAGTTATGTGCTTCATATACTGAACTCTCGTCCACATCCGGAACAAAGCTATCGCTTCTGCCTTGGACTCCTGAACCTTCATAAAAAATACAGTAAAGCCAGACTTAATGCAGCATGTGCAAGAGCTCTGAAAACAAAGGTATGGCGTCTGTCAGGTATTAAATCGATCCTGGAAAAAGGTCTGGATAAACAACCTGTTCAGGATCCAAAACCAGATCTGTTATCCACGATGGAACACGAAAACGTACGCGGCAGTGAGTATTACCACTGATACGGGATCCAATGATGAATCATCTTTACGAACAACTGACCGCACTTAAACTCACCGGCTTCCGTGATGCGCTTAAAAAGCAACTTGCTCAGCCGGGCACATACCAGGAGCTGGGCTTCGAAGAACGCCTGTCATTACTGACAGCAGAAGAACTAACCTGCCGTGAAAACAGGAAGGCAGAGCGTCTGATCAAACATGCACGGTTCAGACTTAATGCTGAGTTATCAAAGCTGGATTATCGTAACAATAGAGGGCTGGACAGGGCCCTCATCCGTTCACTCAGTCAGGGAAACTGGTTAACCCTGAAACAAAATATTTTACTGACCGGGGCCACCGGCAGCGGTAAAACGTTCCTGGCATGTGCACTTGGTCATAATGCCTGCCGACAGGGATACAAGGTCTACTATTATCGCCTTAAAGCGCTGATGGAACAGTGCTATCAGGGGCATGCTGATGGAAGATACAGCAAACTTTTGACCAGGCTGAATAATAGCGATCTGCTGCTTCTGGATGACTGGGGGCTGGAACCTCTCTCATCAGAACAGCGTAGCGACCTGCTGGAAATAGTGGATCTGATGTACCAACGAGGCTCAATCATCGTAGTGAGCCAGTTGCCGGTGGAAAACTGGTACAAAATGATCGGAGACTCCACACATGCGGATGCCATCCTAGATCGACTGGTTCATGGCAGTATCAAGATCGAACTTAAAGGAGAATCAATGCGGAAAATACAATCTCCGTTGACCGAAGGAGATCAGTGAAGGTAATTTAAAAACGGTTCTGTGAAAGTGACACGAACCGATCTCCATCGATGTTACTCACCGATCTCCTTCACGGTAATACGCAACTATATATACTTCCTTTTTACTCTACTTAATTCTATCACTGATGAGGAGTGACAAAATGACAAATTAATAGTATCGATATAATCCAAAATTTGACTCTCAACCTCAATAAAAATATTTTTGGGCCCATTACTAATCGATATACCGATTTCATCCAAAACAGCCATCATTTTTCTCTGATGAGTTTTATATTTATAGTCTTTATTTTCCTCTGTAATATGTGCATTGGCTTCCTCAATAACACATTTGATTCTAGATATTATTTCTAGATAATCTCTCGAAACAGATATATCACCGCCTTGCGCTTCAGGGAACATAACCCTATACCATCTAAAAAAATTAACTTTCTCTGGATAGATGCTACTTCTTTTAGTTAACTCAGCACTTGCAAATTCTCTAAACATCGTCAGATGACTAGTGTAATTACTATTATTATTATTTTTAACTCCAGCGTTATATGTCATCAAAGCAATCATAACACCAAAAACGGTAACAAAAGTTGTTATAAGCCATCCAAACGCCTGAAAATACATTACTATACCAGATGTTTTTTCCGCAAAAAATTTTAAGCACTGGCTATCGAAGCATATATCACGCTCATATAGCTTTTCATTCTGAATAGTTTCAAAAAGAGAAATTAGCGAAAAAATCAAAAAAAGAGCTGACGACACACCGACAATATATTTGAGAAGTCTAATATTTGCATTCATAATGGTTTTAAAGATGCCAATCTAGATTTAAAACACTCCAGTTTTTCTTTAAATGATTCAGAGCGAGTAAGAATAATCATCTTATATCTCGTCAAATCATATTTTCTTTTATACCAATGTTTATTTTGATTACCTTTCGAATACGACAACTCTAAACTTTTTATAGCTGCATCAATCACAGCAACATCTCTTTTAGATGGCATCGGTTTTATTGCCTGCAACTGTTTCTTGAATGATTCATATTTTTCATGCCCAACACGGCCAAGCTTATTCACTCTCCCCATACATCTATTGAATTCTTTTCTGTATGCAACACTTGTTTTTGTGTTATTTTTTGCCGCCAGTAATTTCAAATTATGTATAGATGCCCTGATTCTTTTGACTTCATCGGATGGTAGTCGAGGTGAGTCATAGTCAACTCTTAAACCATGTACTTTTATAGGTTCAGATGAACAGTGAAATATTTTAGTTTTGTGCTTATTTATCGGCAAGTCATGCTCAGAAAGCATCCTCTCTATATGGCTTTGCATTTGAGAAAAATCATAATTACTTATTTTAGATGACACGGTAATATCATCTACCAAACGCGTATAAACAAGTCCTTTCCTCTGCGCACGTCTTACCACATCCCCTTCAACAGCGAATAAACACAAAGTTGCTATATAGCTTGATGTTAAGGCCCCCTGTACGACAAAATCATCCTTAGTACATATATCCACCAAGTATTCAAGAGCCTCATCCTTAATATGCAATATCTCCTCAAACACGCTCCTAACCAGATCTCTATGGATATTATCGAAAAAATTACTTATATCCACCTTGAGAACTGTTTTTGCTCCACAATGAGCCTTTGCACATGAAACATAGTCACGTTTGACATTAGAATTTAAAACATCATTTTTACTGGGAACTGAACCAAACAAAAATGAAGGAAAAACAACCAATTCCTTAAAGATACGTTTATTAATTCTACTCTGTAATAATCTCATTTTAGGATGCAGGGAGTAGACAATCCGTTTGCTTCCGTCAATTTTGGGAATTTCTTTTAGAGTATATTTCTCATCTAATGGTAATTCTGCAATAGCTTTAAGCTCTTCAACAGAAATCGATAAAGCCTTTGACAACTTTTCAAGTGTTGTGATAGGAGCATTGGATTTGCTGTATGGTTTAAATTTATCCATAAACATACCATTCAAATTCAAAGTTACGTACGGTCTTCCCATACTCAAGGGTGGAACAGCAGAGATGCTTACATCAACAATTGTCAGCAACAGCCTCTGCTATCTTTCGACCGTACGTAATGTCGTCGGCTACGGCACCATCGTAGTTGACGACGGTGGGGCCTCGCTGATAGGTCCATAGTGGACGCTTTTTTGTAAAAGCAAAAACTGACAATTTAATGTTGTTGACTGCCGCATACCAAGCGAATCGCTGGTGCGCTAAGAATAATGCAACAAAAAAATAAGAATTTCAACCGGGTAACTGCAAGCCAGCGACATCGTTTAGCGCGCAGTGCTTTCCCCGCCTCGCCCGCCCGCTTAATGGGGCGGTTTTAATGCACTTGCATTATGTCCCGCTCCTCAGTGCTGCGCTCCATCCTGATTACAAAAACCGTTATCAAAAACACATGCAAATAGACGCAGTCAAATGCACTACCGCCTCTCGCAATACCTTCAATTTCATGATAAAAAACATCATCCCTAACAAGAGCATTATCCTCATGAAAAAAGTATATGAACTAACCAGTGAAGAAGCACTGTCATATTTTCTTCGCCATGACTCCTACACAACCTTAGAATTACCGGCTTATATTAATTTCACCACATTATTAAATGATATTAATTCATCTATCCATAACAAAAAAATTAAAATTGAACCAACCGCCAAGGAGCTGATGGGTAAAGATATCAATTATGAGGTGCTTGTCAGTAAAGATGGTCTATATAGCTGGCGTAGGATAACACTTATCAATCCCCTTTATTATGTCTACTTCTGTAGAAAAATCACAGCACCAACAACCTGGGAAATCATAACAGAAAAATTCAAATCTTTTGAATCAAACGACCTTTTTACATGTTCAAGCATCCCCGTCAGAAAAGACAACTCGTCAAACATTGCTGCGTCTGTAATGAATTGGTGGGAAGATTTTGAACAAAAAAGCCTTGCCCTTGCTCTTGAATACGAATTCATGTTCAGCACTGACATCTCAAACTTCTACCCATCAATATATACTCATAGTTTTGAATGGGTATTCATATCAAAAGAAGATGCAAAGAAGAAAAAAAACAAAAATAACCCAGGGGGATTAATTGACAGCCACATTCAAATGATGATGAACAACCAGACAAATGGTATTCCACTCGGCAGCACATTGATGGATACATTTGCTGAGCTTATCTTGGGTCAAATCGATATAGAATTAAGAAAAAAAACTAACGAACTCAAAATAATAAACTACAAGGTAGTACGCTACCGTGATGATTACCGGATCTTCTCTAATAGCAAAGATGATTTAGACATAATATCAAAATGTTTAGTCAATGTGTTGGGCGATTTTGGTTTAGATCTAAACTCAAAAAAAACTGAACTATATGAAGACATCATACTTCATTCGTTGAAACAAGCCAAAAAAGACTACATCAAAGAAAAAAGACATAAGTCACTCCAGAAAATGCTCTATTCAATATATTTATTTTCACTTAAACATCCAAACTCGAAAACAACCGTTAGATATCTAAATGATTTTCTTAGGGATTTATTTAAGCGAAAGTCAATTAAAGATAACGGCCAACAGGTTGATGCTATGCTTGGTATTATTTCAAGCATCATGGCAAAAAACCCTACAACGTACCCAGTAGGAACGGCAATTTTCTCAAAACTCCTCAGTTTTCTTTATGGTGATGACACCCAAAAAAAATTAACAAAACTAGAACAGCTCCATAAAAAACTGGATAAACAACCCAATACAGAAATGCTTGACATATGGTTTCAGCGAACTCAAGCAAAAATAAACCTAGAGTGGAATAAATCTTATAAGTCAGCTCTATGCGTCCGTATAAATGATGAACTCACAAAAGAGAAAACATTTTCTGTAAATAATTTATGGAATATTGACTGGATCCAAGGAAAAGAAACGAGCCCCAATAAAGCCAAGATATTATCCTTGCTAAGAAAAACAAAAATCGTTGACACAGATAAATTTGATAAAATGGATGACAATATAACACCTGAAGAAGTTAATCTATTCTTTAAAGAGCACAGCAATTAATATCCCAAAGCCATGTTAGTAACATAACATGGCTTTTTTTAAATCACTCATTATCAGTTATCAAGAACGAACATAACATTCTATTCCGAGGAGTTAAATTATCATTAGCTCCACTTAATATCCGTTATATCCTCCAGCCACTCCTCATCTACAAGATAGGTGAATTTTTTCCCGTCATAATTTACGGTTGCTCCACGTGCCAGCGCCTCAAGCTCCCATCGCTGCGGCCTGATACCGTTCTGAGCGAGGTCAACGCGGATACGGGTAATTTGCATTCGTTCTGACCGGGTCAGTCTGGCCGATGGCGCTATTTCATGTGGTTTTAACGGGCTTCCGTTTCTCTGCTGACGACCAGTCGTTCTCAGGCCGTGTTTTAATGCTCCCCTGAGCGCCTTCACGACCTCCGGGTCATTCCATTCGATAACACCGTCATCAACCAGATTAAGCACTGCTGCGGCGTGCTCAGAAGGTGTGGGAGCTGGTAACGAAGCATCACCACTGGTGAGCTTTCCACAGTTATTGACAGGACTCCGAGGCGCGGCGATGCCGCTTTTTAAAGTCAAAGGCTCAACGACCGGAACTTTCGGCACAATGCGCCAGTCCGTCGTTCTGGTGATATGAATATGACGCGCGCCGAGATGCGGCGCGTAAATGCCGACCACTCTCTCGACTTCTTCCTCGTATTCGTTGACGTCATCCGACGGACTACGGGCAACCCTGACAATCTGACTATCGCGCGGGACATTTGCCCCGCCCTGCGCGCTGATATACAGCGCAAAATCACCACTGTCTGCGGCGGCGCGTGCAGCCTCGACGCGCTCGTCAAACTCATCAGCAATGCTGACGCCGCGCGGCAATTTGCGTAGTTCACGGTAAGCCCCCATTGTCGGCAGACCAACCGTTTTAAATTGCGGGATGCGCCACGTTGACGCCCATGCGGTAACAGCCGCGGCAGTGTCTTTCAGCGGTCTGCCGGTATCATTATCGAGCTGACCATCCAGTGCATATCCGTCGATATTTTTTGAGATGTACTTCGCGATATACCCCGCAGCACCGCCCCGGTTAAGGTGTTTCGCCTGAAAACGGTTTCGCGCGGCTCCTCTTTCGTCGCCATCCTCTTTGAGCGCGTAGCGACGCATGATTTCAATAATCTGGTTACGCTGGCGTGGATTACAAAAAAGCATCATATGCCAGTGCGGCGTTCCGTCGTGGTGTGGCTCGACGACACGCAAACCGTAGACCTGTAAATCATTATCCTTGAATGCCGTGCGCATCAGGCTCCAGATGCGGCAGAGATAACGCTGCGCATCCTTTGGATTAAATGCCTCATCGTTCCAGCCGTGATTAAGCTGAACGGTTTTACTTTCGCCTTTTCTGACCTGACGAGTCGGGTGATACTTTGACGGCGCAGTCAGCGTGATAAACATCCCCACATCACCCTCTGCGGCGGCGTAACGCTCAATACCGGCAATGGTGTTCATCAGCTCCATCCGGCGAATTTCAGGATTAGAAATACTGCCCATCACCTTACTGATAAGGTCGATGCGCTCGCCGGTTTCCCTGTTTTCAAGGTCACACGATTTAAGAAATTCCAGATTTGCCTGGCGGCGCGCACGCACATCACGAATGGCGTGTTTACTGGCATAAGGAGAACGGTCTTTATTGACCTCCCCGACAGCTATCAGTAACGCTTCATGCCAGCGCATACGCTGGCCTTTAAGCTGATGAGTCCACCACTCATCGTTAAACAGACGGGCAATGGCAGAATATGCCTGCCTCGTGGTTATCTGTCCTTTACGGTATTTTTTCCAGTAGAGCGGGGAAATATTGAAAGCTCGTGCAGCGCCAGCAACATGACCATACAGGTGAGCCTGAGCCTCATCCGTAAACAGTGATTCTTTTTCGCCATGCGCATCCACCCAGGCATCGCTGAGTTCCTCATACATCATGAAAAGCTGCGATGAGATACGGGCAGCAAACTTTTTCAGCTCCTTGTCATTCATTCCCGGCAGGCGCGCATAGTGGTCACGCTCTGCCAGAAACAGCAACGACGCGTCGGTGTTCATTTCATGGCGCTGATTCACACGCTCAATGCGCGGCCATAAACGACGCTGAAAAGTGGATGTGAGGAAATAAAACCCGTGTACCGGGCTTTTATTGCGCCGGATGTAGTCATAGCGTGAAGTAAACAGCGAGCGCAAAAAGTAAGGCAGGCGGTTAATCGTGGATAAAACACCTTGCACCTGACGCATCTCGTCACGTGTAAGGGGTCTTTCGCGCCCGACGGCCTCGCGTGGCGCGTTCCATGCATAAGCACCGGTAAACGTCTCACCGGTGCCTGCGGCAAATGCTGACGGAGGGACAAAATGCACGGAGGCTTTAACGGCCATATGAGCCAAAAGCCTCTGAACAACGCTTGCTGAGTTGCTCAACCTGCGCGTTTAAATCAGCAAAAGACTTTGCGCTTCCGGTCAGAATATCGTGATGCATCAGGCCGGAAACGAGCTGGCTTAATTTCGGGTAATAACCAACCACCGCCAGCCACTCCTGACCGGCGTTTTTACCGCTTTCCGCTCTCTTTTTCTCGTGGAGAATAAACTGAAAGCTGTCACTGGTAACGACATAACGTTCGCCAATTTCGATACGAATACTCATGCCATTCTCCGGTAATGCTTGTTTTTTGCTTCAAAGACTGACTGGCAGGAAACACAACGCGTGGCTGACGGATAAGCCGCACGACGGGCAGCAGGTATTGGCGCATCACACTCTTCGCAAACCAGCGCAGAAGTACCGCAATGTTTTACCCTTGCCGCGTTAATCTGGCGCTCCAGTAATTCAGCCTGTTGTTCCTGAATAAAATCCACGTTGTCCGGCATTACCAGCTCCTTTTATCGTTCAGTTTCTTAAATTCATCAGCGCAATAGCTGGCGATTTCTGTCGTTAATTTTGTCAGTTCATCCACGGAGGAAATTTGCTTGTGAAATACAGCGCGTTTAACAAGTAAATTGACCACATCAGACAGGAGGTTTAATTCGTTCTGATAAATCGCGATAACAGACTCAGTTATTTCGCGTTTTTCTTTATCAATACCAAGTTGAATAAGAGACAAATCGCCATTTTTCATAACGGCGATTTTTAAGGCGTTATTCAGTAATACAATTGAACGAGAACAGGACATCAAAGCACCTCCCCGCGAGACAATCCGATATTGTGAAATTTTTCCGACTCCTGACTGAGCAGCTCGACTATCTCCACGCGGGATAACTCCGTCTTTGTGATGTGGCGAATCATGGCATCAAGATGAGACGAAAAGCGCGTTGCTGCATCGGCCTGTGCTTCGGTTCTGGCCTGTTGCAGCAGTAATGCGTATTTACCGCACTGATTTTCAGAAACTGTATGCATGACTTTCTCCAGGCAAAAAGAAGCCCCGCACGATTAAGTGCGTTAAAAACTCTGGTTAATTATTTAATGCAGATATTGCTCTGGTTTTACCGACGTCAGAATTGTCGGTGCATACTCAAACAGGCTGAATAATTCACGTAATGCACGGAATAAAGCATCACGCCAGTAACATGATTCTTCATTAATTCGCCAGTATGGCTGGTTGAATTCTTTTTCAGTCAATCCGGCATGCATAAATAAAGTACGACGCTGACTGACTGTTAAAAAACTAATATATGCATACTCACTTGCGCCAACCTGACGGCGTTTTGAGAATGCCCCACGCAATTCATCAATTGCACAAACCAGCCGTTCACGTTCGACGTCGTTCATTTCTTCAAAACGCATCGTTGCGTGACGTTGTTTTAACTGCGCATGAAAGCAAACTGTTAGCCGTTCGCGCTCCATCATCTGATTATAATAATCACATGTATCCTGCCAGCGAGGAACGGCAAGATGCTTACCAATTATCCGGCGCATAGCTGCTGGCTGTTTTTCAACGAGATTGAGCGTCATCACTGTCATTTCCATACCCTCCGGCTTTTCAGAAAGGTCAGAGCCTTTTTTAACGGACTCTGTTTTTTGGTGCGGATAATGATTCCCTTACGCCCCTTACCGTGGGTGATGGTGAAGTCAATCGCCCTGGGGCTTTCGTTACGCAGTAACTGAGCAATACAACGAGGCTCATTCATACGGTTCTCCTTAACGTGGTTCACCGAGACCTAACCACATCAACCAGCCGTCACGAATCTCTTTAGGGCGGCTTTCATAAGCCAGTTTTAGTCCGTTATTCCATGCCGGAAGGTATACCCAATATTCACCTGCACGACCTGAAGCTGATTGTGGATCGGTCATATCAATTACAGGCAGCTTTCCTTTATCGATCATCCGACGAACCGCTCCTGTCGATTTTCCTATTAGTTTTGCGAACTCCTGATAAGGAATCGCATCAGTCATGAGTGTTACTTGCTTGCTCATGTCGTCCTCTAGCCCTCATGAATTGCGTTTAATGTCTTATAATGCCTTTTAGTGCCCACATCCAAGCACTAAACAATCTACATCTAAACTAAATACTATTGAGATCTAAACACCATGTCAAACACGATAAGCGAGAAGATAGTCTTAATGCGAAAATCAGAGTATTTGAGCAGACAACAACTTGCTGATTTAACAGGGGTTCCGTATGGCACGCTGAGTTACTATGAAAGTGGTCGTTCAACACCTCCAACAGATGTCATGATGAACATCCTGCAGACCCCACAATTCACCAAATACACTTTATGGTTCATGACCAATCAGATCGCTCCTGAGTCCGGGCAAATTGCGCCCGCTCTCGCACACTTTGGGCAAAACGAAACAACGTCGCCCCACTCCGGTCAAAAGACTGGTTAACAATTCATCGTGAATATATTCATCACAAGTGCCTACTATTGGTGGCTAAATTTCAGCCACCACGAAAAAAGCGATTAGTAGTCGCAAAAAAACACACCACTCGGAGGGTTTTCTGATGGCAATCAAAAAACTCGATGATGGTCGATATGAAGTGGACATCCGCCCTACTGGACGTAATGGAAAACGCATCCGTAGGAAGTTTGATAAGAAAAGCGAAGCTGTCGCTTTCGAGAAATACACGTTGTACAACCACCACAATAAAGAATGGCTATCAAAACCAACAGACAAGCGACGTCTGTCGGAGCTGACACAGATCTGGTGGGATTTAAAGGGTAAACACGAAGAGCATGGGAAATCTAATCTTGGAAAAATTGAAATCTTCACAAAAATAACGAATGACCCATGCGCATTTCAAATTACGAAATCGCTTATCAGCCAGTACTGCGCCACCCGAAGAAGTCAGGGTATTAAACCTTCGAGTATCAATCGTGATTTAACATGTATTAGCGGCATGTTTACAGCCCTGATTGAAGCGGAGTTATTCTTTGGTGAGCACCCTATCAGAGGGACAAAAAGGCTTAAGGAGGAAAAACCAGACACAGGCTATCTCACGCAGGAAGAAATTGCCTTACTGCTTGCTGCTCTTGACGGCGACAACAAAAAGATTGCGATTCTTTGCCTGAGTACTGGAGCACGTTGGGGAGAAGCAGCTCGTTTGAAAGCAGAAAATATCATCCATAACCGCGTCACGTTTGTTAAAACGAAAACAAACAAACCACGCACCGTCCCGATCTCAGAGGCTGTTGCCAAAATGATCGCGGATAACAAACGAGGTTTTTTATTCCCTGATGCTGATTACCCTCGCTTCAGACGAACAATGAAAGCAATAAAACCGGATTTGCCAATGGGGCAAGCCACACATGCACTAAGGCACAGCTTTGCCACTCATTTCATGATTAATGGAGGAAGTATTATCACACTACAACGGATACTAGGTCACACGCGGATTGAGCAAACTATGGTTTACGCTCATTTTGCGCCAGAGTACCTTCAGGACGCCATTTCTCTTAATCCGCTAAGAGGTGGTACTGAGGCCGAGAGTGTCCACATAGTGTCCACAGTAGAGTAACGTTTAAGGGCTTTCAGTGGTAATTTATGCCGCTCAAACCCGCATTGTACCGTTGAAAGCCCCTACTGGTGACACTCTAAATCTCCCTTACACGGGCTTATTTTTTTATGCATAAGCCCTATCTCTGGTAACCGTCTTCCATTGACCACATCGATAGAATCCTCCTTCATAGCACGATGCCTTTCACTTATCGGCATCGTGCTCCCACAGGTTCCGGCTACGCACAGCCAGAACGCGCATATTTGACGCTTACCAAAAAATATTCTCACTCTCCACATTTGAATGTCAGACGAGCGACACCATGTAATCCTACACCTTCTGTCTTCAGCTCAACTATTTGCATTTTTTTGCCCTGAGTAACACAGAAATGAGTTGCATCATTTTTTACTATATTTTCTGCACCAGATATTCTACCCCTGGCTAAAGAAGCTTCGGCTTCGGTGTAGTATTGGTTATCGAGTTTACGCTGAATATTACTTTTATATGCAAGACCAAATTTACCGATACTTGTCTCATCATTATGCACAGCACAACCAGACATAATAAAAATACTAATTAATGATATAGCAGCTATCTTTTTCAT